GTAGTAATGTTGCCTATACGGATGTAACAGTTTCTCCAACAGGTTTAGGTTTAACTGCAAGCCTAGGTACTCTTTTAATGATAGGTGGAATAGGAGTACAACCAACAGGACAGGCTCTTACTTCTGCCGTAGGTAGTCCAAAAGAAATTAATGCCGATGCGAATGTCACTCCTTTAGCCGTTACTTTGGGTATAGCTACAGGTAATGAATCCATTACTGCAGGCGCCCATGTATTCCCGACAGGAGTAGGTTTAACTGGTTCTACTGGTATTTTAAGGCAAGAATCAGGATATCCAGTTGTAGGTCAGTCTTTAACAAGTTCACTAGGTACATTAGTTCCCAATGCTGATGCTCATGTATTTCCAACAGGATTATCTTCAACAATAAGTGTTGGCACGGCCACAGTTTTCGCATATAATGAAGTTGACACGGGAACGCCTGTATCATATAGTGAAGTATCAACAGGTACAACTGTAACTTGGACTGAAGTAGAGGCAGCATAGGAGAAAAATATGGCATCAAATTATAATTCATTAGGTTTCAACTTAATGACCACTGGTGAAAACGCCGGTACATGGGGAACCAATACTAATCTAAATTTAAATTATCTCAGAGATATGTTTGGCTACATTGAAGTCGAAATGGACGCTAACAAAACATTACTTATACCTGATAACACTACTACTGCACCTGATGGTAGAGCTTTTATTGTAAAATTATATGGTACAACAGGTGGCTCTGGCAGAGTTTTAGATATTGCTGATGAAGCAGGATCAGGCTCTTCTCCTGGTGGAACAGCAGATATTTTAAAACCATTCTTAATTATTGATGGAACTACAAGAACAGGTTCGGACACCATAACTTTTAAAGTTACAGGTGCAACAGGAATAATTATTCCTCCATATAGTAACACATTATGTTATCATGATGGAACAGATATTCGTTCTGGGGGTTTTATAAGTGCTCGAGGAACTGCGGGAAATATAGCAGCTCAACCACAATATACATTACCTGCAGCAGATGGATCAGCAGACCAAGTATTATCAACAGACGGCTCAGGAGCGATGAGTTTTGTAACGCCTGCGGCACCTGGAATATCAACAGGAGTAGCTATTGCAATGGCGATAGTTTTCGGGTAATAATAACAAAGGAATTAAATTATGGCAAATCCAAATATAGTAGCAGTCGCAACAATTGAAGGCGGTTCGTTAGGTTGGAACCTAACCGACAGTTTAGCTAATCTTGTTACTGTTTCAGCAGATTACATTTTAAAACTTAATAGAATAGTAGCAACTAATGTCGATGCTACAACTGCAATGGATTTAGATGTAGCAGTTACTTTAGACGGTACTAATGCCACTACAATGACAGGAGTCACTGTAACAGGTGGTGATACAACAATGTATTTAGCTTCAACAATTTCTGTTCCAGCTGACGCTTCGTTAGTTGTTTCAGACACACCAATTTATTTAAGAGCAGGGGATATTTTAAAAGCTAAAGGAAGTACAACTGCAAAAATCGATTTATTTATTTCATTTGAAGTATTAATAGACTAGGAGGTTTAGATTATGGCTGGAAATGGCGGAATAATTGGACCTGTTAATACTCCTATAGATAATCCCGCAACTCTCACAACACAAATAAATGCTTCAGGGTGTCATACCCTTCACCCAGCAACTACAACTGTAGATTTCATAGCAGTCGCTGCTGGAGGTGGCGGAGGTGGAAATTATGGTGGTGGCGGTGGCGCAGGTGGTGTTTTAAAAAGTTTTTGTAATGCATGTTTAGCAGCAAAGCCAGTTTGTGGGGGAGCAACAGTTCCTGTAACAATTAATGGTGGTGGAGCTGGTGGAGTCAATACTGGGCCGGGGCAAGCCTCAGATGGAGGCACTACAGCAGTCACACTTGGTGGAACAACTTACACAGCCACAGGTGGTGGTGGTGGCGGAGGTCGTGGTATGTCAGGTGGAGGCCCTGGGGGTTCTGGTGGTGGTTTTTCTGGTGGTCCAGCTGTTGGAGCTGGAAATACTCCTCCAATAGCGGGACCCTTAGGTGGTCCTCAAGGAAATGCTGGTGGTGGTAGCGTTATGGGAGCTGGTGGTGGTGGTTTTGGTGAAGCCGGTTGCACAGATGGAACAAAAGCAGGTGGTGATGGATTTTCAACAACATTAGATGGAACACCTTACGCAGTTGCAGGTGGAGGAGGTGGTGGTGGATCAAGTGGTTGCTCCGGAACTTCTCCTGGTGGAGATGGCGGTGGTGGAAATGGATCGTTAGCTTCTGAAGGATCAAATGGAACTACAAATACTGGTGGTGGGGGTGGAGGTGGAAATAGTACACCTTTCATAGTAGGGAAAATTGGTGGTTCAGGAACAGTAATTCTTCAAGAAAATTATATATGTGGTACGAAAGGTGGACCAGGTATTTGGCAAATGAATAGTGTATATGATTATGTAAAACAGGGAAAATGGTAATAGCAACATTGACACTATAAACAAATTATAATATAAATTAAATTTTAAGGAGTATAAATATGGCCCATTTCGCAGAACTAGATAATAATAGTGTAGTCACAAGAGTGGTCGTTGTTGGCAACGATGTTTCAACAGCAGCTGGACCTTTAGGGGAGAACGACATGCACGTTGATGGCGAAACATGGTGTATTAATTTTTTCAAAGGTGGAATTTGGAAACAAACTTCTTATAATAACAATTTTAGAAAACAATATGCAGGCAAAGGTTATACTTTTGACTCTGCAAAAGACAAATTTATTTCACCCCAATCTTTTGATTCATGGGCATTAGATGAAAATGATGACTGGCAAGCACCAGTTACATATCCAACAGATACTATAGATAAAAGAATTAGTTGGGATGAAGCAGGACAACAATGGACTGCAACAGATATAGAAAAAAATAATTCATTTAATTGGGATGCATCAGCACTAGCCTGGGTATCCGCATAAGGAGACTCATATGGCTAGCCCTTCAGCCTCATCAAATGGTGGTATAATCGGAGTAAGTAATAAAGCTTCTTTCGGGAAGGATACACTCACAGCAGTTACAGCTACCGGAACTCATACTACACAATCAGGAACACGTTCAATTGACGCTGTAGTTATAGGTGCGGGGTCAGGTGGTGGTAATAATACTGGAGGTGGAGGTGGAGCTGGAGAAGTTTTAACACAAAGTTCTCTCCCAGTATGTGGTCCTTTCGCAGTTACTATAGGAGGTGCAGGTGCAGGTGCAAGTTCTCCTGGTACTCCTGGTGTTTGTGGTACAGCTACTTCTATTCCTGGTATTCCTTCTTCTTCTCCAGCTGCATTTGGTGTTAAAGGATTAGGTCAAGCAACAACAACTTATTCAGGTGGTGCTTCGGGCAGTGGAAACGCTGGTGGTATTGGATATAAACAAACTCCTGGTGGGGCACCCGCTCCCGCAGGAACTGGTGGTGGAGGCGGCGGGGATGCTGCAGTAGGTTCAAATGGAAACCTGGCTCCTTCTCCTGGTGTGGGTGGAACAGCTGGTGCTGGAACAGATATTACTCCTTTCATGGCATGTGCTCCTAATTCAGGTGTATATGGTGGTGGAGGCGGTGGCGGTGGCTATGGTGGCCCTGCAACTCCTGCGGCTCCTGGTGGTGGTGGTACTGGAGGTATATATTGTGGATCTGGTGGTAATGCTACTGCTAGTACTGGTGGCGGTGGTGGTGCTGCAGGTGCGGGTGGTGTATGTGGTGGAAATGGTGCTGGAGGAATAGTAGTCGTAAAAGAATTAAATAAAGCAAGTGGTGTGTGGTCAATGTCCTCTCAATATGAAGCACGGAGAGCAGGAACATGGATAGAACCAAAATGTGAACTCGCAGTAGATTATTTAGTAGTAGCAGGTGGAGGTGGAGGTTCCTCTGGAGATAATGGTGCTGGAGGTGGTGGTGGAGCTGGTGGTTTGAGAACTTCTTATTGCAATCCTTGCGCTCCAACGTTGACTTTAGCAGCTTGGGGTACAGTCCCTATTACAGTCGGGGGTGGTGGAGCTGCTGGTTCAGGTGCAGCACCTGCGGATACTAGAGGAGGTCAAGGAAATGATTCAGTATTATGTTCAATCACCTCTAGAGGTGGTGGATATGGTGCATCTTATCAAGTTTCCCCTCTCGGGGGTTCTGTCCCTGGAGGTCCTGGTGGTTCAGGTGGTGGTACAGGTGTTATTACAACTCCATGTGGTGCAGGTACAGGAGATACTCCTCCTGCTCCAGCTGGTTTAGGTGGCCCTCAAGGAAATGCTGGTGGGTTAGGTTCGCCAGGGGCTAACTCTGGTGATGCTGGTGGTGGCGGAGGTGGACATAGTGGTGCTGGTACTACTGGAACAAATCCCCCGAAAGCGGGACCAGGCGGACCAGGAGGTGCTGGAACAGGATCAGCAATTAACCCAAGTCCTTGTGTTGGAACACCCGGCCCAAGTGGACCTTTAAGATATTTTGCTGGTGGTGGCGGCGGTGGAGCTAGAGCAACTGGTGGTTCTGGTGCTCCAGCATCAAGAACAGGTGGTAGTGGTGGTGTCGGAGGTGGTGGTGCCGGAGGACGTGGTTCTCCTGGTGGTAGCCCTGGTTGCAGTGCTACCGGAGGTGGAACGGCTAACACTGGTGGCGGTGGTGGAGGTGGTGCTATGCCAGGAACATGTAGTAATCCCGGTGGAGCTGGCGGTAAAGGTATAGTCATTATTAGTCTTCCAACAGCTTCTAAACCTGGAACTTTTGCAGTAGCTCCAGGATGTAATGTAATAACGACATGCGGAGTTCGTACTATAGCAACTTTCAAAGTTAGTGGAGATCTTACTTTATAGGTGGAAAATATAATTCAAAGAAAGAAAAGAAAGCTAAGTGAAAAAACAAATAATTGATACGTGGGGACAAGCTCAAAAATCTTGTGATTGGCGTCAAGTATCTAATTTTGAATTACCTGCAGAACTATTTACTTGGTTAAAAAAAGCCTGCAAGCAAGCTAAACAAAAAGCTAGTAAAGCTAATACATCTTTAGTGGGCCATATTAAAGAAGAATATCATTTAATAACAACACCTACATCGGGAGAGACGGTTTATCATATAGAAATAAATAAAAATTTTATAGAATTTTTATTGCAATGCACTGATTCTACATTTTGTAGAGAACATCTCAATAACATTAAATGTTTATCCTCGAGTAAACCATTGTATGTGCATGACCTATGGGTTAATTATATGAAGAAACATGAATTTAATCCCCCACACAATCATTCAGGGGCTCTATCTTTTGTTATATTTGTTAAAATACCTTATGATTTACAGGCGGAAGAAAATCAATTTACAGTGAATAACCAAATCACCAACCCATCAACTGGGAAGTTAGAAAAGTCAAAATCATTAAACTTTACATCTAAATTTACTTTTCATAACACAGAATCTGATGGAACTATTCATAGTGAGTGTTTAAGCGTTGATAAAAGTTTTGAAGGTAAAATGCTAATGTTTCCATCGGCACAAATACATGAAGTATTTCCCTTTTATACGAGTGATAATTACAGGATTACGGTCTCTGGTAATATTAGGATTAAAGTATAAAGAAAAACGAAAAATATACTCTTTACTCTCTCTTTAAATTAAGGTAAAACATATGTATAAAGACATATGAACTTAACAAATTATTATTGGTATTTTCAATCAGCAGTTCCTTCTAGAATTTGTGATGAAATTGTTAAATATTCAAAATCTATTCAAGACGGTATGGCTACTACGGGTGGCTATGGAGACCCTAAAAAATTAAACCGACAACAAGTTAAAGATTTAAAAAAGAAAAGAGATTCAGACATTGTCTGGTTAAACGAGCGTTGGATCTATAAAGAACTTCAACCTTTCGTTCATCAAGCCAATGCTAATGCAGGTTGGAATTTTCAATGGGATCATAGTGAATCTTGTCAATTTACACAATATAAGAAAGGACAATATTATGGCTGGCATTGCGATGGTTGGGATAAACCTTATCAAAGAGAGCAGGGAGATCCATCAGGTGGTAAAATTAGAAAATTGTCTATGACATTAACTTTATCGGACCCTAAAGATTATAAAGGCGGAGAATTAGAATTTGATTATAGAAATTTAGATCCCGATAAAAAAAGAAAAGTTGTAAAATGTAAAGAAATATTACCTAAAGGATCCTTGGTGGTATTTCCTGGATTTGTTTGGCATAGAGTATGTCCAGTTAAAAAAGGAACCAGACAT